GATGTCGCCCTTGCCGCCGGGGAAAGTCTGCTTGCGCTTGTTCATGAACGCGAGCAGGGGCTTTTCCTGGATGGTCTGGGCGAACGCGTCGCTCTTGACGTGGAAGTCGAGCGCGGACGCGATGGTGTTTTCGAGCGTGGAGAACGTGTTAGCCATAGTAGTGTGGGGCTTCTGGTTCGTGGTTTAGGTTTGGAGACCCATCCGAACGACATCCTCCAGTGAACGTGGAGCAGGTCGCGTGGAAGCGGACGACAAAGAGCTGGTCGGACTTCTCAGGTCGACGGACCGGCCGGCGAGAGGACGAAGCCTAGAGTTGATGTCGGCGAGGGCGCGACGTGCGACCTCAACAGCTTCCGACGCACTCTGAGGGCGTCCCGCACCGACTAGCGTGCGAACCCTGTCCATCACCATCTCGTATTTCTTGTCCCAGTCCGGGTCCTTGGCCTTCTCCTGCGCCTCCCAGGTGGCTACCGCGTCGTACATCTGGCGACCTCGGGCCGCCTCAGCTTCGCGTTCACGCTCCTCAGCCATCGCCCTCTGGTACGATTCCGAGTATTCCCGCTCGGCCTTGAGGCGAGCGAGCTCCTTGGCTCGACTTTCGGGGATGAAACCATCCTCAACCTCTTTCTTAAGGTCCTCCGGGAGGACCTCCCCGGTTAGCGGGGCGAGGTTCTGGACGTATCCCTGCAAGACCTTGTAGGCCTCGACGGGATTGTTCTTCATCAGCGCCATGACCTGGAGACCTTTCGCCATTTCCTCAGCGGAAAGACGATTGGTGGTCATGAAGGTCGTGATCTTCTCGTACTGCTCGGCCTTGGGTTTCAAGGCTTCGCGTTCGGCGACCATTTCCTTCCAGCGCGGGTGGTTGTGGAACGGCAGTTTTTCGGCCGGCTTCTGCGAATCGTCCTTCGGGGTCTGGCCGTCATCCTGGCTAGCCTTCCCCTCGGCGTTCTCCGCATCTGCGGACTTCCGCTGTTGACCCTCGGTGGACGATTTCGAGTCAGGCTTGCCCTCCTGGAGACCGCTTTTGACGACATCCAGTAGTGTGGCCTTCTTTTGTTTAGCGTCCTTGTCGACCGCGTTAGACGAATCCGCAGTGCTCTGTTTAGCGTCAGTGGTTTGCGGGGCTTCTGCCTGTGCCGCCACCGGCGCAGGGTTCTCCGCAGCAGGAACCGTTTCCGGCACCTGGTTGGTGATCGTGGGTTCGGCAGACGGAGCCGAATCTGGCGTATTTAGCGTCTCTGGCACGTTGGTTATGTTGGGCATGTGAACGACAAAATCAACAATCAAAGCGCGTTAGGCGGCGGGGGAGGGGACTGGACGTACATCTGGGCCTCCGGAACGTTGGGGACTTGGGCGCCGCCTGGGGTACCAGGGGCCTGGTCAACGGAAGTCTGGTCGCCACCCTCCTGACCCTGGCTGGAGGGGTCGCTGGCGGGGTCGCCGGTGCCAGGTTGAGCCGGCAGATTCTTCTGGGCGTTCATCGCCACGATGGACGGGAGGGCAGCCCGGACCGCCTCGGTCAGATCCAGGTCATCGTCCAGGCGCTTGATGGCTTCCTTGGCCAGCCAGGTGGGGTCGATGCCCGGAATCTGGATGAGGGTGGGGGCCAGTCGCTCAAAGTTGGCGATTTCGGCTGCCTTGTTCGGGCGACCGGAGGAGCCGGCCTCAACCTCCAGCATCAGCTGGTCGGCTACGTCCTGGGCAGAGAGGGTGGGCCAGGATGCCCCAGGACCGGCAATCTTGGTGGCGGTCTGGGGGTCCATCATCAGGAGAAGCACCTGGCCGGCGGCGCGGGTGAGTTCGGTGAGGAAGTCGTCCAGGTCATCGACGTTGGACCCCAGGGCTGCGGTACGGCTGGATTCGGCGACGGATACCTCGGTAGCGGTCGACGAAGAAGTACCACCCATGTTGGCCTCCTGGCTGCCGACGACTTTGAGGATGTCGTCGAACAGGAAACTGGTGTCGTACAGGGCTGGGTCGATGGGGATGACCGGGACGCCCTGGATGACGTCACCGACCTTCTGACCAGGCTGGAGCGCCGAGAGCTGGACGACCGCGTTGGCCTCACGGTCCTGGAGACGACGGATGTCGTCGTTGGACAGCATGCCGGTCGGGACCGCGTAGAGAGGACGGTTGGCGTGGCGGTGTTCCCGCAGACGCTGGCGAGCCAGGTTGTACTCGCGCTGGATGGGCATCAGCAGACGAACGTCCGAGGGGGGGTAGATTTCCTTGTCGTTCTCGACCTCGTTAAATGCCAGGACGAAGAACGGCCAGAACCGCTTGAGCTTGATCTCGGGGCAGCAAGGCTCGACCAGGAAGTCAGGGAATCCTTCCGCGACGACGTACTTAATGCCGTCCTTCTTGGAGTAGATCTCCCAGACCCGGACGAGTTCGCCCTCGACCTTCTTGGGATCGTACATCTGATCGCCGTGTACGGATTCGTGGCGGGTGTACGACGTGCCTAGGTCCAGTCCATAGACCTCCTTCACGTCGTCGTTGGTCATCATGAACTCCTGGCAGACCCACTCGGCGCCGATGAAGCCCTTGAGCTGACGGCACCGCGGGTCGACGATGATGTTCTGGGAAGGGGGGAAGTCGAACACCAGGCCTTCGTCGACGATCTTGTTCTCGTTCTCCATCAGCTCCTGGAGCATCTGCTTCAGTTGCTCCATGCGAGCGGAGTTCTCGTCGAACTTGGAATCGGCCGCGTCCGCGGTGAGCCGGGCCAGGACGTTGATCTGCTCGGAGATGTCTGTGATCTTCTCCAGGTCCTCGGGGCGTCGGGCCATCTGCCGGTGGTATCCCAGCTTGACGTAGCCGACGCTCGTCACGCACGTGCGACGGACGAGCTGCTTCATCTGGGACTTCAGGTCCTGCTGCTCCATCACGTAGTGGAAGATGATCTCCAGGGTGCGCGCGATCTTGTCCAGGATGCGTCGCTTATCCATGCCCTGCTGGACGTCCTGCATCAGCGCCATCGCATTCGGGTCTGCCATCGCTCCCATCGCCTGGGCCTGCTGGTTCAGCACCTGGCCGGCCTGGAGCGTGGCCGGGTTCTCATCCCACAAAGTGAAGTCGATGGTCTTGCGTCGCTTGGCGACCGCCTTGGGGTTCTTGGCGTAGAGCGAGGACACTCGCTGCTGGACGTGACGCTGGACGATGTTCGCCACGTACTTGTCGTCCGTGTTCCCGTGCTTCCACTGGTTGCCCATGAAGAAGTCCATGTCCTCCCGCATGTGGACGAAGACACGTTCCCAGTGCTTCTTGGCCCGGATGATTTTCTCCTGCCACTCCTTGCAAAGGGCGCGCCTGGACAACGAGAGGTTGTCGGGTTCGCCGCGCTGCATGCCTGAGGGATTCTTGGGATCGGAAGGCGGTTGCTGTAGTTCGTCGCTCATTTGTGTCTATGGTCGTCAGGACCAGAATGATTTCAACCTGTTTTCCTGGGTGGCCCTCATGTTGGAGGACCACTTGATCCAGGCGAACGACCCTTCCCTGGGAGGACGATCCTCCGGACGGATGGGGTTTGCGGAGACCTGTTTCGCCAGGCCCAGGCCGATGTACGCCAGGGCGTCGACGAAGTCGTCGTGACGGGCAGCCGGGAACTTCAGGAGCTCGGACTCGGCTTCAGCCCACCACTTGGTGAACTTGGGGAAGAACACCTTGCCCATCGACATGCGACCGCGGATGGCCTGGGCACGGGACTGCTTGTCCTTGGTCGGGGTGATCTCGTCGATGACCGAGTAGACTCCCTCCTCCTGCATTCGCTTGCGGAGGAACGGACCGATGGACTTGGTGATGTGGGTGTTCTCGGCCCACCAGTAGACCGGCTTGCGGTACCGCATGATCTCGAGCATCGAGTCCACGGATTCCTGGGGACCGGCCTTCTTCCACCAGACGTCCGGCAGGACGTAGATGTTGTCGTCCTCGTCCACCCCCACCGGGATGATGCAGGTCTTGTCCGAGTCCTGGGCGGTGGACACGGCGTGGTCGGATGCGACGTAGATGCGGAGGTTCCTGGGCAGCTTGTCCAGGGTGTAACCCTTCAGCCAGTCACGCTGGAAATAGTCGCCGTCATCCGGCGCCGGGTTGCCCTGGTACAGAGCGGAGAAACCGCGGGGGTCCAGGCGTCGCTGGGCTTCCAGGACGTTGACCGGGAACTGCTCGGGCCAGAGGGCTTCCCCTGGCTTTCGACCCATCGGGTCCTCGTCCCCTGCCAGGGCCGGCAACGCCAGCACCTTCCAGTTGGCCGCTTCCTCGGCGTTGTAGCACGGGTTGGTCGGGTCGATGAGCCGGCCGACCAGGTCGTCCTCGTGCCACCGCGTCATGATGATGACCACCCTGCCCATCGGCATCAGTCGGGTCATCGCCACCTGTGTGAACCAGGCCCACTGCTTGTCGCGGAACGACTTGGAGTCAGCCTCTTCCCGGTCTTTGATTGGGTCGTCGATGACGAGGAGGTCTGCGCCTCGGCCTGTGAGCGAACCGCCTGTGCCCACGAAAGCCAGCATGCCACCTTCCTCGGTCTGGATTCGTTCCGCA